TTGTAACTCTCAAAGTCGCGGCAGACCCCGTTGGCGAGGTCATCCGTGTAGTTGTTCATGTCTGCGCGCAGCTGCTTCTTCAGAGCATCTGCGAATTGGCTGATCACTTATTGGGCTCCTTTTTCGGACCTGCCTGTTTCTTTGCGGCTCTTTGCATCTCCATCTGCTGCGCATGGCGCTCACGGTTCATACGAAGCGTCTCATCATGCGTGGTACGCGCTTTGTGCTGGTTGAACTCGTGCACCTGCGCATCGCGCTCCATTTGCGCTTGGTGCCGCATGTTCTCGCGGATCATCTCCGCCTGCTGCCCCTCGTGCTCGTGGATCATCTGCGCAGCCCGCCCTGCCTGCTCCTGCTGCATACGAGCGGCGTTAGCCTGCATTTCTTGATGCTGGCCCGCGTACTTGGCCGAGAACTCCTGCTCCTTGAGGCGCAGCTCATCCGCCTTGGCCGCAGCGTCTGCCAAGACCTTCTTCTGCTTGATGTCGACCTCCTTGGCCTTGAGCTGCAGCTCCTGCTGCTGCATCTGGATGATCGGGTCCTGAGCGTTCTGCTGAGCCTGCTGTTGGGCAACCTGCGCTTGGCTCTGCGCCAGCACCTGCGGCGCGGCCTGCGCCAGCATCTGCGAGACCTGATACTCCATCTCAGGCGGCAGACCTTCGTCTTCCTTGTACGCAGGCAGCGGGGCACCCAACGCCACCGAGATGCGATTCCTGTACGCAAACCCTACGTGCTCGGCAATGTGCGCCTGCAGCGCGGCCATGATGGCTTGCGCCTGCGGGTTCTGCCCGATCAGCTGCTGGATGACCGGGTCTTGCGCGGCCATCGTGTGCACCTTGATGTGCGCCTCGTGGTCCTGATACGCAAACGCCTTGAGCGGCTTGCCCGTGAGGACGTCTTGATTCTCCTGCACCGGGTCCTTGGGTTTCATATCATCCTTGGTCGGGATGAGCTTCTCGATGTTCTTGATACCCAGCACGTGCAGCATCTGCTTGTGCAGCTCAGGCAGGTCGTAGATCTGCGGCGCAGTCGTGGCCAACTGCAGCACCGCTTGGTACTGCACAACGCGCTGGCTCATCGTGGCCGCGTTCGGATCGCTGACCGGGATGATCTCGACGTGGCGGTAGTCGCTGTACTTGGCCTTGCGCCCGTTGGGCGCGTCCACGTCGTAGGCGTACTCTTCACCGTCGGGCACGTCCTCGCGCACCAGCTCGGCAATGAGCTTCAGCTCCTGCTTGAACGAGAAATGCACACGCGCTTGAACGGCAGACATCACCTTCAAGCTGCGCTCAAGGATGGCCAACGTCGACCCAACCGGTGCTTGGTTGGACATGTCGGCAATCTTCATGTCGGAGGTCGCCGCAAACCGACGGCCCTCATCGACGATCTTGTCGAGGAGCCCTGACAGGACCATGCTTGGCTCTTTGTACGGGAGCGGCATGATGTTGTCGCGGATGGCCCCAGAGCCCACGTCAACGTCCCGGAACTCGCCCGGAGCGATGGGCGTGTCGTCACCCTTGATTCGCAGACCCCGAGTCTTCAGCCCGCCGGGGAGGTTCGAGAGCGTCCCCGCATCCACGAGCTGGCGCATGATGCTCGTCGCGCTCTTGGCAAACCCACCGATGAGGTGGAAGAGACCGAAGCCGTACGCGCCGTAGCCGGGGATGTACTGGTAGTGCACGTAGTGCAGGCGCTTCTGGCGGGTGTCGTCCTCCTCGCGCCAGTTACGGCGGATGGCCAGAATCAAGTTCGTGCCGTACACCATCGTGACCACGTACGGCAAGGCGATGCCCGTGGGCTCGCCGTGCTTATCCTTGTCCTCGAACCCCTTGAGGTCGAGGTCCACCGCCGCCTCATAGATGATGTAGCGCGTGTCGTTCAGCGACGAGAACCCAGTCTCCTCGTCCTTGCGCTTCTGCAGCTCGTCGGTCATGCGCGGGGGCGGGCCCACGTCGATGTCCCGCCACATCCCGTCGTACTGGAGGCGGTCGATCATCTGCTTGTCGTAGCGCATGCGGTGAGTCACACGCGGGCAGGTCAGCAGGTCCGAGGCTCCGTAGGGCAGGATCACGTCCTCGGCAGGCACAAACACGGAGGTCTGGCGCTGGAGCACCGGGTCCCGGTACACTTTTTTGAACGCCGAGCCCGCCCCCGGCAGGTTCCACAGCATCCGCTCGTGCTCAGGCCGGAACTCCACCATGTTCTCGGTCAGCTGCCAGTTGAGGTCGTCGCCCACACGGCGAGCCGCCTCGTCCTTCTCGCGGGTCTGTTTACCCACGATCTTGGTCTTCACCGGGCCTGCGGCAGGGAAAGTCTCCATGATGGTGTCGGACTGGAACCGCACCACCGCCTCGGTGATCATCGGGTGAAACACTCCGCACGCCCCGGGCCACGGCTCGGTCCGCTCCTCGTACTTCAGCCCAAGGAGCTGGATGCCATCCTTGAGCATCTTCTCCCAGTCCTTGCGGGAGTTGAGGTCGTTGGTGATCTCATCGCTCAGGGTCTCTGCCAATGACGCAAGGTCGCGCTCATCCATGAACTCAGCGAGGTTGGCGCTGAACTCCTCCGGGGTTTCCTTCCCCGGCTCGATCTCGATCTCCACCCCGCCGGTACGCAGCGTGACCGACTCGGGGTCCTCGATCTCGATCTCCAGTTCAGGCTCGGCTTGCGCCGCCTCGATACCCACTGGGGCTTGGTACAACGCTTTGTCGATAGCCATTACCGTTTCCTCTCCGCGCGGTTTGTGCGCGGGTTGTATGTGAACTGCGAGGGCCTCGCACCGGTGCGTGTCGCCGCCCGGTCAAGCGCCCGCTCTTCAGCGGTCATGGCGTCGCGCTTCGCGCCTGCTGCTGTGAAAGTCTTGCCATCATCCTTGAGGTGACCCCGGGCCTGCAGCACGGCGATTGCCGCCGCGCGGGGGTCTGCTGGGGGGCTCTTCTGCGTGCGCATCTGCTCAGTCAGCCGCTCGATCAGCTGGTGCGCCCCCATGTACTTCTGGGTAGCCATCAGGCAACCATCTTCGCAGCTTCCTGCTCAACCGCAGCCAACCGGTTCAACCAGCCCTTGCCAAAGGTCTTGAACGCGTCCAACCCCCGGTAACGGCGCTCGCGGGCGTCCATGAACGCCTCGATCAGCAGGTGGTCGTCCATCTGCTGCGCTGCACGAACGGTTTTCGGCCCCATCACCCCGTCAATCTGCACGTTGCAGCACTGCTGCAGCATCCTTATCGCCGTCCCCACGCCCATGTTGACAGCAGCATCGAACACACAATGATCAACACCGTCAGGAAGCTCATCGCCATGAACACGATCCCAAAATTCCGCCTTGTACAGCGGGGCAACTTTCTCAGGCGTCAGAGAGCGCATTTCCGCTTCGTCAGCCACCTTGTCAGTCCAGCGTTCCCACACCGCCTTGGTCACACCAAGGTTGGTCATGCCGCCCGTGTCGCGCGGATCGTTCACGTAGCCACCCTCATGCACGAGGAGCTTGCGCAAAGACTGGTCGAAATTCGCTTTCACTTCCCGGCTCCTTTGTTCAACATCTCATCCTTGCGCTGGCTCCCAGCGCTTGATCCAAAGTAGAAGGCAATGATCCCACCCCAAGCAGCGGACAGACTGCCCAGCATGATCAGCAGCTCCTCGCTCTTGTGGGCCACGCCTGACATCAGCGCAAGCAGAATCCCGAAGAACCCAGCGGTCACCGAGATGGCAAGGAAGGCGGGGATGTGGCTCTTGGTCGTCGCCTGCATCTCACGGGCGCTCTTGCGGTCGTCCACCGCCAACTGCTCGAAGTTGAGCCCCAACGCCTCCTGCTGCTTCTGCAGCTCGATCTCAGCCAGCTTCACCTGAGCAAGCTGCTCGGAGGTCATCTTGCCTTCCTCGACAAGCTGCTTGGCTTGATCGGGCTCGACGCCGAGGGCCTTACTGAGCGCCTCCACGGCAACACCCGCCAGCGGCCCGCCAAGGGCGGTAGCAACGGTCGGTGCAATCTGCTTGAGCCACTCCATCACTTACCCTCCGCAGTCACG